CACGGGGTCCTCTGAGGTGTAACACCTCACGTCTTGGGGTTCCAATCCCAAGACTGCCTATTTCACACCAAGGAGAGCATATCAACATGGATAGTCCCCCAAGCAAACCGCGAGTTGACACCCGTGGCCTACCTGAAGGGATGGATCCCGAACAATTCTTTCGGTACCGTGTTGATATAGCTAAAGCTAGCGCTAGTGGTCTTGAGGCGTTTGCGTATAAACTGATGCCCTTCAATATGATTCGGTCTGTGGCTTTCGCCATCGATCCGTTCTCAGCATTGAAGTTGTCAGCTAAACCAATTACGCCCTGGAATCGTAAGAAGTATCTCGCCAAAGCCTCTGTTTTAAACAACAGAGTCCGAACGAGACGCGACATACAACGGAGCGAAAGCTCTATTGTTAACTACGAGAATATCCCTGGTAGGGACGGCCCCGTAGTTGCGAATCCAACTGGTGACTACGTATCCACTCTTGAGCTTTCTGCTCAAGAGGTGATACCTGACACCTTAGAAGACACGACGAAACGTACGAGATTAATCGGGTCGGAAACAGGTGAACTCCGGAAGTTCTCCGGGGTCATCTATTCACCGCCTCGACTGGTCTCATACAACTATTCGTTTGAGCAATACTCATCTGAGTCAATGCCCCCGCAAGATTACCCACGTGTGAGTAATTCTTATGAGAGCTTGACTTATGAGTCTAGCCCAACTGGCGCTACTCTGTCAAAATCTACCTCTGACGCTATCAAGAATACTGAGGAGCAGCTTGCTCTTGCATATATGCAAGAGTACGCCCTACCCATGTACAAGGGTCTTCACCCTGGTGCACGAACCTATACAGGTTTCAGGAATCTGGTAGAACTTCGTGATTTGCCGCGTAGTATTTCCTCATTAAGGGATACTGCACGGAATCTTATGAAGCTCGAAACTTCCTTGAAAATGTCATCTAGTCTTTCTAAAAAACTAAGGAGCTCTCGCCCCTTAGTCGATGACATACCGAAGCAGTACTTATCATACCACTTCGGCTGGAAGCTTCTCGTTAAGGATGCTTTTGACTTGATGGCTGCACCGTCCAAAATCAGTAAGAGGATTAATTTCTTACTGCGTCGAAACGGTAAGCCAACAACGGTTCGGTCTAGTAGGAAGTTCCTTCTAGCTGAAACGGGAGTCTCTGGCTTCGAGTATAATTACATGCCGCAGGAACGCGGTCCCGTGGAACAATCCAGTAGGATTGACCGCGAGATGGAGTTGCGCATGGTGCTCAACTTCACTTTTCGTTTTCCTGACGTCAATGTACCCGAGTTTATTGGCAAGTTATACCGCCATCAACTTGGGCTCAATCCCCGTCCTATAGACATTTATAATCTTGTCCCGTGGACGTGGCTCATCGATTGGTATACCGGCTTAGGGAACTATCTCGAGGTTATCGATATAGTTTCCACGGACGATACGCTAATCAACTGGGGTTTTCTTACCTGTGAAACAAAAGGTAAGTTAACGAGTGAGATTCGCACGAAGAGCGATGACTACAAGCGTACTCTTTTCAACTCGGTGAATACTGTTATTGAACCAGAACGGTCCAATACGCATTCATCCGTGTATGAGTACAACTTCCAATTGCGGAAGGACTTGTCGAACATCATGGCTGTGAAATCTACTGAAAAGCCGTTTAGTCTTACGGCCTATCAGCAATCCATTCTGGGAGCTATTATTGCCCAGTCTGGCAAGTTTAGGTTCAGGTAATTCTGCCTGAGCCCCTACTCATATTCACAGGAGACGTCTATGCTAGCCGATCCAGTAACAGTTGCCGCTGCATCCCCGACGCCCAGCCTTGTTTTGGCTGTGGTCAAATCGGATGGATACGGCTCTGAGCGGGTGGACACTGGCGGGAATGGTTATTCCGTCATTACCAACCATCAGAAGGGTAAGAGCGTTAACAAACACTATGTACAGATTGTACAATCCGTGGATGCTACCGACCCTTACACTGGCCTTGTCAAGAAGCAAACCGCTTCTTGCTCCCTTACCATCACGAGGCCGCTCTACGGCTTTACCGACGCGGCTATTGTCGCGCTTTGCAAAGCTTTGACGGATTATCGTGATGATTCGGAAGTTACGACCGCCAGACTCATCCAGTTCCAATCGTAAGCGAAATTTCGGTATCCCTCGGAGAAATCCAATGGAATCGAAATCAAGCTATCGATTAGATCTGATGTTAGCCTGGTCATATCGGATCCTTTTCCTTCTAGGTACACTTTTTTTGGTGTACCTCGGGAAAGGCTCTCCTATGTGATTTGCGGTCATCAGGGACAATTTCGTCACTGAGGATTGACGATGCGAGACTCGGAATAGCTTTCCTCTAACAAGCGAGGTAACTATGAAAAGTCCGATCGTGCTCCTACTTACCGGTCTCATGGATGATTTCATGAGGCTGGAACCTGGTGTGAAAGGCCTTGATCGTGATCTTGTTACGATCAAGTCAAGGTTCAAACACGAAGGCTACAGTTTCCTAGCTGTAGCTTTACCTGCCTTATGCAAGGCCCTTGATAGGGGTCTAGCTGATGGCAAGTTCACCTGCCCGAGGCACTTTAAACGTGTGCCAAAGGGAGCAATCCCGAGAATCTTCTCTGGTATGCTCTGTGAAGTGTTCGAACCGTTCTCAGGTCTTCTTAAACAGGATGCCAACTTAGGCGTACTTAAGAATCTACGTCAGATTCTTATGATGTTTAAGAAAATTCAGATGCCCGATGACTCAAACGTTAGTTTGGATCGGAAGGCGACTACTGAATTTTTCCGAACAGATGGGATCGCACGGGATGTTATTCTATCATCCCGTGTTGACCATATGATCGGACTTGTTTCGAAATTGGTTTTGACGGATCTGAATTCTTCGGATCTTAGTCTTGCCAGTTTCAAACATGGACCTGGGGCCGTCAAGGAGGGTCTAAGCTCGAACCAGAAGTGGTCCGAGCTTGTCGAAGCTATCCGCGAGGAAAGATTCGATACCGAACTATGCGGTTACGATGACTTCAGCGTTATTCTGTCTGATCTCTCAGACAGAGCTGTTGTTACGCCGTCGCTAGATCGGCTTGCCCTTTTTGGGGGTGCCACGAGAGGTATCGCTAGGCTAATCACGGTGCCGAAGAACTCGACATCGCGACGTACTATTACGATTGAGCCTCTTGCTAAACAGTTCGTTCAGCAAGGACTCAATACCGTATTACGGGATACTATTACCCGGTGTGCGGTATTACGTAACTGCCTAGCTTTAACCGACCAGAGCAAGAATCAAGTCCTTGCTCTAGAAGGCTCCTTAACCGACAAATGGGCTACACTCGATCTGAAGTCCGCATCCGATCTGCTAAGCTTACGCTTAGTTGAACGGGTGTTTGGACACCATGGTCTATTTCATGACCATATGCTCGGGTGTAGATCTGATAGGATTGAGCACTCTAAAAAAGTGTCCGATCTCTATAAGTTTGCCGGTATGGGTAACGCCTTAACATTTCCAGTTCAAAGTGTCGTTTTTGCAGTTATCTGCATCTGCGCCATCTTAGATCAGGAAGGCCGAAAGCCAACCTACTGGAATGTTAGACGCGCCTCTCGGTGTATTCGGGTCTTTGGCGATGATATCATCGTTAGAACCCAGTACGCACACAAGGTTGTGAATTGGATTGAAGACGTTGGCCTAAAAATCAACGTCGACAAGAGCTTTCTTAAAGGAAACTTTAAAGAAAGCTGCGGTGTAGATGCGTTTCGGGGTGTAGATATTACCCCTGTTTACCTTAAACACCGTCCTGATCACATCTCGATGACGCCTAGTGCTGTTGCAAGTATTGTAGAGACCTCGAACCATCTATGGTTTGGGGCCTACTACAAGGCTAGCACAGTTCTTAGAGATTTCGTAGAGTCGTATTTAGGAACACGGCTCCCACTTGTCTCTAAGAGGTCTGAAGCACTTGGGTGGCACACTCGTCCGGACTACATGACTCTACATAAGTGGAATCGTGTATTGCATCGCTTTGAAACTCGAAGCGTTGCACTGAAAACGCTGAAAAGGCGCGATCAGTTAGACGGGTATGCTGCTCTCTTGAAGTTTTTTCATGTCCCCCTACTTGGGAGGCCTCTGAAACATCTACAAGAGACGCAAATACGGTTTAAACACCGTATCGCATCGCGATGGGTGCCCACCGTCTCGTACGGTGGGAATTAGAGCTAGGCGTTAAGCCTAGCCCAGAGAGTGCGATTTTAAGGAATGTCTATACAAAAATATAGACCCTGGGCTACTTGCCCAGGTGGGTTTCCTTAAACCGTAGGTTTTCCTTCCGGTAGTCCTTTTGTCAAAAGGGCCACCATGGG